AGTTAGTATAGATTTTCCTATACTAAAGTGCGATTTAAACAATGGCAGCATGATACTGCCATGATAACAGAAGGTTAGAACTTGTCAAGATCGAAATCGTCGATGATTTCGGCTGGTTTAAAACAAGGGCAACCATCATACTTCTTTTTTACTATCTTCTCGCCTTCAAGTAATTTTATGCCAGCCAATTCTTTTTTTGTAAAAGCAGATTTTCTAATCTTTTCGTCTTTATCTACGATGGCAAAATAATCAAATCCAAATTTGTAAGTACAGTACCACATTGGAGTACCGTCTTTCTTTAATTGATTAGGCTCTTTAGCAAATCCGCATAATAGTTTACCAGCAAAACTACCATCTTTAGGCATGCCTTGATTTGCTGCCATATTTGATATAGCAGTTTTTTCATTAAAAGAATCAGCGTATTTCTGATATCCTGTTAGCTCATGCTCAAAACCAATTAATTCATACTTGGTTTTTGTTTGCATAGGCATAACAGCATCATCATTTAGATCTTGTTTTAAAAACAAGAATTCCATTTTGATGTCTTTGAGTTCAGGATAAAGTTTTCTGATTGCAAGAGTATAAATATAATCTTGTAAATTATCAGAAACTTCTTTACCTTCGTACTTCTTTTTATTTGTTTTGAAGTCACGAATAAGAACTAGACTTATATTTTCATAAATATATAGTTTATCTATGAAACCCTTAACTTTATATTGAATGTCTTCTTGTTCTACAGTAAGCTCAAAATCTTTTTCTGAAATAATTTGAGATGGTTCGCCGTATTGCTTGCCAAAAAAATCATACATCAAACCATTTAACGCCATAGCGCAAATATCGTTTATTTGGCTTTCTTCATTAAGATCTTTACGTTTAGCGTGTTTATAAACAAGTCGCTTGATAGCTTTAGAAGCAAAGATGTTTTTCTTAGCTATTACTTTGTCGTAATGTTTCTTGTGCCTTGATGAGCCAAGGCATTCAAGAATAATATGTACAGTATCGCCAATCAAAGCTCCAGAATTAGTTTTGTCTGGTAGCTTTAATACATATTTGCACCAATACTGCCATGAGCAGGATTTGAGCGTCTTAATTTTACTGGCGGATAAAGTTTCCTTCAAAGCTTCAAACTTTCTAGATAATTCTTTAGGATAGAAATATTCTTTTTATCCTTATCAGTATTATATACATAATCAAGTATGTATTCTATTTGATTAATTCTGTTTCTACTTTTGTTTTCCCATCTCTCCATCGTAATGCCTTTCTCAAGCATTTCGCCAAAGTCTTTGCAGATAGGAAGTTTAATCTTTATCTTATCGATATCAATGTACTTTATAAGCTTGAGGAAGATTTTAATAGCAGCTTGAAGTCCGCGATTGTCAGTCTTGTCGGCATCATTATTTGTAGCAATAATTACTTCATCAACAGACAATGACATCAAATAAGATAATTGTTTAGAGCTTATCTCCAAGCCAAATACAACTAAGTGATTATAATAACCTTGTTCAGACAATGCCAAACTATCTCCAATACCTTCAACTAGAATAATACTACGCTTTTCTTCTACAGTCTTGAAGAAAATATTATCTTCTTGATCTTGAATATTAATTGGGTATATCCAATTTGCTTTTTTACCAAGATGTTTCCACTTGGGAAAAGTAGCGGACTGTTTCCAAAGTAGATGTCTGCCGCTGATACCAATTACTTTTTTATTCTCATCAAAAATAGGAAACACAAAACGACCATTCATTTTACCAGACATGGAGAATCCACATCGATAAAGCTCAAGGGTTTTGGAGCTAATTCCTTTTTTGTTGTAAAAATCATAATGAGGCAAAAGAGTTTTAATCTCATCATGATCGAAAAATTGTTCTGATTCCATTTTAGGAGTTCTTATTGATTCAATATATGGATCATTATTATTCTTGATTGAAGTCATTATTTCTTCAATTCTTGAATCATCATTGCAGCTAAGTTCTAATAGTTTTTTAAAAGGTTGATAAGAAGTATTGGCAACGAAGTCTCGCCAAATACCAGTATCTTTCCAAATTTGCAGAGCAGTTCTATTGTCACCATTTCTATAAACAGCACTACATTGCCAATATTTACCACGATCAGCTAGATCATAGCCTAAATCGACCAATGTTTTTTCAATGACGTTAGACTGATTATCAATCGAGGCTAGGTACGTTGTCATCGGTATCTTTAACTAGGGTTGCATTTGCAGAAAGAGAATCGACGATATCTCGAAAATCTCCTTTTTCAGTGACACAAAAATTTGCAATTTCTAGATTCACAAAATTCTTTTTAAGAGTTCCATCTGCTAATTTTACTGGATTAATTGCTCCAGCAATGTCTTTTCCAAGATGACGGGCTTTGACATTGATCAATTTATGAGTACCAAAGCCCACTTCGTTTTGTAATTCATCAAAGGTTTTTTGACGAAGAATAAACATGTGAGAAGAGAACTGGGTAATTCTGTCTGAAAGCGAGACAATGCTTTCATCGTCAGTTACATTTGCTGCATTTTTATTTGTTACGATACCTGCGCGATTTGATTGGACCGAAGTCATCATTGATATGCATGGTCCTTTATCATTCTTGATTTCTTTTTGAATGCAGCGTTTATATTTATCTACCATTTCACCAACAAGTTGCCATTCAGTCTTATTTCCTCCATTTTCACTTGTTGTCTTAATGTAGTCGAAACTAAAAATAAGAGGATTGCCTCTACCAATTTTAGAATAATAAAATCTCTTAAGAACGCTGATTTGAGAATCAATGTTCATACCACCAACATTATAATAATAGAGATGCTTGTATTGTTTCTTAATCGTTTTCCAAGCAGAACGAACACTATCAACAATATCTGGTCCAGCTTTGCGCCAATTACCAGTTTCAAGCAAATGCATCGGTACTTTTGTCATCGCAGCGCATTGACGAAAGATCAATTCTTCTTTACTCATTTCGCCATTGTCAAAATGAAGCACTGGAACTTCATATTTCTCTGAAACTTTAGTTGTAAAGTCCAAACAGAATTGCGTTTTACCAACGCCTGAACGAGCTACAATGACAGTGATATTTCCGGGTCTCAAAAGAGATCCATACATATCCTGTACTTTTTGATGAGGACCAGCGAATCCAAACTCTGAAATAGGATTATTTCCTCTTTCTTCAATAAGATCTTCCATCTCAGCAAAGATATCTTGAGGCTGGTCTTCACCAGTCTCATAAAGATTTATTTGATCATTATATAGTTTATCCGCTGTTTCAACAATAGTTTTATAATCAGAAGATGGAGAGATCGACTTCATCTTCTTGTTGATATCAGCAGCGCACAGAGCAATTTCTCTGCGTATTGTGTATTTCTTTAATTCTTTTGCTACGCTTATAATTGATTCTGGAGAAATCTTTTTAAGCGATAGAGATTCGATATAATCTGAAGGATTAATGTTGTCCTCAAAGGTTACTCCATAATTCTTAACTCTTTGAGAAATAACTACGTCGTCAATCTTTTCGCCATTATCAATGGCCTGACGAAGTACGCAAAAAATTGTTCGATTGATCTTAGAGCTTTCACTCCAAAAATCTTTCTCAGTTATAAATGACGCAACTTCGGCATAACGATCTGGATATTTAATCAACCCAGCGAGCAATTGCGTCTCTAAATCATACGAATAAATCATGCCAAGCGCAAAGTATCAGGCTTCGTCGCTCATGTCAATGGAATCTTGACTGTTGTTCACTTCGTTTAAATATTTTTCCAAAGCTTTTACCAAACCCATTTCAACAATTGGATTGGCTACTTTGGTATAAATCATTGGACAACCATCTTGAGAAACGTAAGCGACTATAAAACCTTTAGACGATTCATCAGATCCAGTGAACTCGTAAAGTTTATTAAAATAGTTCTCAGGAATTTTAAAGTGTTTAAAACTCTCGCTCTGTGAATCTTTCTTCATTTTATAATATTACACCTTGACTCTCGAAAAGATGTTTATTTATTATATCATTTTCGTATATAGTTACAAGTGTAATTCCGTTTAATTCACAGAATCGTTCTTTTTTCTTATCTCTGGTTAGTTGATGAAGAAAATTCATTCTGTTTTGATGAAAGAATTCTACATATCCAGTATGCTGCCTACCTTGAACTTCTATAGCTATTTTCTTATTAGCGTTATAAAAGTCCAAGGTTAGGCGAGTTCCCACAATTGGAAACTCTTCAAACACAATATTATGGAGCCAATAATTGCGTAGAAATTTCTTAACCTCAGTTTGAAATTTACTACGACTATCAATGGTCCAATTGATAATGTAGTTGCGAGCGTTTTTACAACGTCTCTTTTTATTATTCAGTGACAGAAATTCCATCGCCAAAATTAAGTAGGTTTTCGCTGATATATTTAAAGAAGAAAGACTTTAGCTTTTCATTCTCATTTACCAACTGTTCGAATTTTGCTGATCCTTGAATTTGTGCAGGAAACTCTGTAAAGCCAGCTTCCTTCAGTGTATTTAAAAAGTCTTCATCAAAACTAATCCATGCTCCCTTTTTAACAGCAATTTCCCACATAGTTAGGAAATCAAAAATTTCTTTTTCGATCCAATTAGACGTACCGTTCTTTCGTCCATATTTAATGGGATAACGGATCGTGCAGTTCGTTCTTTCGTTTGGAGACTTTTTAACAACGATTTTTACAAAGTGTCCTAGATAAGGATTCTTTTGTTCGTCATAAGAACTATTTGGATCTTCAAGAATGAGATCTCCCTTGAAGCGAGCGTCGAACTCAAAAATCCAGTTTGCAAAATGCAACAAAGCGTTACCACCAGTTGCAGTAGTTTGACGAATAGGAGCTTTGCTGTATGGGTCAAGCTTGATATCAGCACGAACTTGAGAAATAAATACAGCAATGTGACCGCGCTTTTGAAGAGCGATTGAAATACGCTTCATTAGATCGGCAGCAATAACTGCGCCACCAGCAACCTTCTGTGACTCTTCAAATGTTTTATCAAGATCGCCCTTTCTGATAAGCCCATCTACAGAATCTAACAAAAAGAAATATTGAATCTTTTCATCATTCTTGCCTACAAGTTCACGCATTGCATCAAATACAGTTTCATGGATATTAGATTCAAATACGAAACATGTACCTTCTACCCATTGATCTTCTTCAAATACAAATTTTACTCCAGATCGTTCAATCATTTCTTTGCTTAAACGACCTTCAGCTTTAATATAAAAGCCTTTGCGCTTCTTTGGTTGATCCAAGAAGTTCTTCATAAATTGAAGAGCGCAACTAGTCTTGCCGCCTTCATTTATTCCGCAGAATCGATGCAATCCTGTTCCTAGACCACCAGAAAGAAAATAGTCAAGTAGCAAACTACCACTTGAAATCTTATAATCAATGCTAGGTTCAAAATTGTAATGTGAATCTTTGTTATTCTTCAAGAAACTTTTTAGTTGTTCTTGTGAAGTTGTAATCTTCGAATTATCTGCTTCGTCTTTTGTCTTTTTACTCATTTTAGAAAGTCTTTAATAGTTTTTGGTTTTACGGTAATATTATAATCCTCACCTGTCTTATCGCCAAGTTTAATTTCAGGATTCTTTAATTCAGGTTGAAAAATAAACTTCTTATATCTATCAGCAATACCATTAGCATCTTCACCAGCATATAACGTCAAACAATCAACTTTGTCAACAGAAAGTTGATCCCAAAATTTAGGATCTGGAAACTTTTTAAGAAGACTGTTTAAAAGTCTAAACTGCATGCCCCAAAAATGTTTTGGAGTTCTCTTGGGAATATGCAAAAGCTTTTTTAAAAGCTCGCGTTTGTTCACGCTGATAGACTAGCATGAAAAAGCGAACTGTCAACATGAAAAAACCGCTAGTTGCCTAGCGGTTTGAATATTAAGCTTTTGGATCAAATGTCGGACTTTGCAGACCGGGATTTTTAGGAGCAGCGGCTTCTTGTTCTGCTTTTAATTTTTCATCAATTTTAATACCTTCTGCGGCAGCATCAGGATTGATGTTACCTGTTGGGGGAGCGGGAGTTTGAACGAATGTTGCAG